TCAGTGTAAGTTCTGGTATTGTGACTGTTAGACAAGACCAGACTGCATTTATCGGTGTTTCAACTGGTGCAGATAAAGTTCTGATTGAACAGAAGAACGATTCCACTGGTTATCAGGTATTGTTTACCGATGATCAATCCATAGGATATAGGGCAGCTTACATTGATTCAAATACTGGACAGTTTAAATACAATCCATCTACACAAATTCTAACTGTAAATGAAGTTGTAGGTAATCTTTCTGGTATTGCCACCGGCGCCGATAACATTAATGTTGATCAAAAAAATAACAATGTAGATTATCAAGTTATCTTTAGTGATACTGATGGTAGTGCATATCAAAGACTGTATATTGACACTGATAATACCAATCTTACTTACAATCCCAGCACTAACACTCTTACATCAACCAATATCAATGCAACGACATTCACCGGTAGTTTAAGTGGAACTGCAACGAATGCAAATAATATTAATGTTGATGAGAAGAATGATGATACCGATTATCAGGTATTGTTCTCCGACAATCAAGGAAATAGTTTCCAAAGACCTTATATTGATTCCAACAGTGGACAGTTTAAGTATAATCCATCCACACAAACACTGACAGCAGGAAACATTGCTGGTGCAGGTGATAATATTACTAATCTTGACGGAAGTAATATTTCACAAGGTACCGTCGATGTAGATAGATTACCTGATGCATCCACATCGGGTCAGGGTGTAGTTCAACTGAATACATCTATTACCAGCTCATCTACAACTCAAGCTGCAACACCATCTGCAGTCAAGGCTGCTTATGATGCTGCAATTCAAGTTATACCCTCCGGGTCGGTAATGTTGTTCTATCAATCTGCTGCACCAACTGGCTGGACAAAACTTACTACCAATAATAATAAAGCACTTAGAGTTGTAAGTGGTACCGGTGGTGGAACTGGTGGTAATAATACATTTACATCTACATTCGATAGCAGATCTGTTGTACTCCCTCAACATAATCATACCGCCAACCTCAGTAATCAAACCGCTAATCACACTCACGAATATAGTGGTGATACTGGCAATCAGAGTTCTAATCATACCCATGGTGGTAATACAACAAGTAACGGTACTCATGCTCACAATATTTCCGACCCTGGACACAATCATAGTTACGTCAGAAGAACAGCTGACAATGTTGAACATGGTGATAGAAGTAATACTGCTGCAAAAGGACTGGACTCAAATTCAAACACTGGTAATAGAACAACCGGTATAAGTGTACTTTCCTCAGGAAGTGGTCACTCACACAACATTTCTACCGGTGGACCCTCCTCAAATCACAAACACGAATATAGTGGTAATACGGGGGCCAGTGAAGGCACCCACACACATCAAATCACTATACAAAATGAAGGAACATCAGGAGCAACAATGGACTTCAGGGTTCAGTATATTGATGTTCTTATCTGTTCTAAGGACTAGGTGGTAATGTATCAAGGGGATTATGAGGTGTAATCTGTGATTGCACAATCCCCTGTTGCAATCCTTCAATGTAGAGTTGTTGGTTTAATTGATTTGCTTGTGCTACATCGTTTCTAAAACTTTCTACTGCAGCACCAGTCTGATTTGATTTTTGAGCAATCTCAACGGCCATCATGGGCATCCACGCGACAGCACACTTCCATTCGTCAATCTCTTGTCCTGTGTTTGGATTTACTCCTCTTACCTCAGTATACCAAGCACATTTACGACCAACACATTTCTTTTTGATGAGGGGACAAAACTCACCTTCCTTCATTGTGTAAATACTCAATCACCTTAGATATTTATCCACTCACTTTATAAATACAACTAACAGGAAAAGCATTATAGTTTAATGTCATTACTTAGGGCCGATAAGATAACCAATAGGTTTAAGAATAGTGGCCCGATCATTGTTGGTCCTTCCTCCGTAACTGGTGATTTTACGGTATCTGGAATTCTTACAGCACTAGGAATTGGTGTTACTAATGATGTTTTAATTGGTGGTGCGACTACCACAAAGTTTTTAACAGCTCAAAACTCAGCAGATCTTTTTAATACAACATTAACAGGTGTGACCACTGTTGGTGTAATTACTGGTGGTACATATTTTGGTAATGGTGTCAATCTTTCCGGTGTTGTTACATCAATCGCTGCTGGTGCTGGTGTTGTTATATCTCCGGTTAGTGGTCAAGGTAGAGTTACAATAAGTGCCAATAATGTAGCTGTCGCTGGTTTTGCAGTAACTGCCGGTGTATCTACAAATCTAAAGGGTGGTATTGGTGGTGCCATACCATATCAATCCGCAGTTAATACTACAGCATTTACTGGTGTTGGTAATACTGGAGAAATTCTTTTATCACAAGGAGCTAATACTCCTCTATGGACTTCACTTGCATCGATTAATGTATCATTTGCTGATAGTGCTGGTATCTCAACCAATCTAAGGGGTGGATCAGCAGGAAGATTGCCAGTCCAAACTGCACCCGATACCACAGGATTCCTTCCCGTTGGTGTTACTGGAAATATTCTATTAGCACAGGGAACTTCAAATCCTATCTTTATTGATCCTAAGGCATCTTTGGATGTTCGTAGGGCACAGTTTGCGGGTATTGCTACAAACTTACAAAGTGGTTTCATCTCCTCCGCAACTTCATTGGAAGTTATTGGTGTTACCACACTTGGTATTACCACAGCCAAACTTTTAGAAGTCACTGGTATCACCACCACCAATATTCTGAATGTTGGTACTACTGCTATCATTCCTAACCTGACCTTATCAACTGGTCCTGGTGTCGGTGTTACTGCCATCCTTGACGAGGATAACATGGCATCTAACAGAGCAGATGCCCTGGTAACTCAACAGTCAATCAAGGCATATGTTGATAGTCAAGTCACAGCACAAGATCTTGATGGTAATGCTGACAGTGGAACATTCGTAGTTGATCTTGATAGTCAGGAGTTAGGTGTCCGTGGAACTTCTAACGAAGTCATCACTGTTGGTGCCGGACAAAGTGTTACTGTTGGACTTGATACTAACGTAACCATTCCAAACAATCTGACGGTCACTACCAACTCACAAGTTAATGGTATCTCGTCGGTTGGTTCTGCCATTACAATGTATGGTGCAACTGGTATTGTCAGTGCCACTGCATTCTATGGTGACGGTACAAACCTCACCAACGTTCTTGGAATTGGTAACTCTGTTACTAATATCATCTTTGTAAGTCCTGATGGTGATGACACAAAAGATGGTCGTAGAGTATCTACAGCAAAGAGAACTGTTGGTTCTGCACTTACAATAGCTGAGGCAAGCACGGTCATTAGAATTTCAGCTGGTAATTATTCAGAAAATAATCCTCTTGTCCTTCCCGAACAGATTACACTACTGGGTGATAGCTTAAGAGAAGTGTCTCTTTCACCACAGAATGCTGATAAAGATTTCATCTATGTCGCTAATGGCAACTATGTTGAAAACATGTCATTTACTGGCACTTTGAATGAAGGAAAGGCAATCATTGCATTTAATCCAGATAAACCATCGTTTGTAACACAAGGTCCATACATTAGAAACTGTACTAACTTCATCACTAACAGTATTGGTATGAAGATTGATGGTGCCAGTGTTATCGGTCCTACCAGAGCAATGAATGTTGATAGTTACACTCAACTGAACCAAGGTGGTATCGGTGTTTCTATCTCTAATGAGGGTTATGCTCAGCTAGTTTCTATCTTCACCATTTACAATGATCAGAGTATTATTTGTATCAATGGTGGTCAATGTGACCTAACCAACTCAAACTCCTCATTCGGTAGATTAGGTTTGGTTGCTGATGGTATTGGTCCACAACAATTCATCGGAACTGTAACCACTGCAACTGCCGCTAATTCAGACATCTTTACACTCAATGTTGGTGTAAACACTCTGGGTGTTACCACGGCAGATTATACAGCTAGTTCTGGTATTGTTACTATCACCACAAGTGCAAACCATAACTTCAATAAAGGGTTACAAGTAGAAATAAGAGATCTTCAGTTTAGATGTTCTCCTGGTGGTCCAACAACATCATTCCCTTCTGGTAATTTTGGTAATATCTTTACCGTCAACGAAGTTGGGGCTGCAAATAGTTTCTCTGCCTTTGTAGGTGTATCTACATTATCTCATGATTATGTCAATGCTGGTGTAGTATCCACATTTGTAACTAGACCTTATGATGGTCAAGTTGTTTATGTTGATAATATTTTCAATTCAATCAGTGGTGTCACAATCACGAATGGTGGAAGTGGTTACACAAGTCCTCCTGCAGTGACATTCTCTGATCCAAGTGAATCTTGGGGTATTAAGGCAACCGGTAATGCAGTATTGACGAATGGTGTAGTAACATCAGTGGATATGATTTCTAATGGTAGGGGATACACTGGAACACCTACCGTAACCATCGCTGGTGCAGCTGCTGGCACCCCCGATATCTTACCTACATACTATGTGGTCAGTAGTGCAACTCCGATTGTCGGTGGTATCTCTACTGTCACCTTTACTGAAAGGGTGCCCTACGCAGTCGGTGTTGGATCAACAGTTCCATTCTTCAAACAGAGTAGAGTTCTTGCTTCAAGTCACGCCTTTGAATATATTGGATCTGGTAATACATTCCCTGATGCACTCCCTGCTCGTGGTGGTGTAGCAATCCCAGAAAATGAGATTGTGAATAAGAATGGAGGTCTGGTAATCTTCACTTCTACTGATCAGGCAGGTAACTTTAAAATTGGTGATGGTGTTATTATCAATCAGTTAGAAGGATCTATTTCTGGTGATGCTTACAACAGAAGTCTATTTGCAAGTATCACACCTTACATTCTCGCACTAGGAGGGGGAGACTAAAAAATGCCACTAGCATTAAACAATTATCAAACTATCACGGGTGTTGTAGGAACTAATACAGTCGGTATCTACACAGCACCAACTGGGTATAGCACCATTGTTCTATTGGCACAAGCCACTAACATCGGAAGTGATACACAGACAATTAATTTTTTACACGAAAGAACAGTCGCAGGTGTTGCGGTAACCACAGAAATTCTTTTAGGATTCCCTGTCCCTGCTAATGATGCTGCAAATCTCCTTTCAGGAAAACTTGTTCTTGAAACTGGTGACTCACTTAAAATAGGATCAAGTAGTAATACTGATGTGAAATTTATTTCATCTGTTTTAGAGACACTTAATCAGTAATAAACAATGGCAAGATTCGCTAGCAACGACCGTATAAATCTAAAAGTTGGTGTAAGTTCACATAGCGAACAACTTACATCACTGGAAGTAGTTGGTCGTGTTGGTATAAATTCTACCATATCAGAGAATGCACTAGACGTTGTTGGTAATGCCAATGTAGATGGGAATATAAGTGTATCTGGTCTATCAACATTCACAGGTATTGTTACCACTGGTGGTGACCTGTATGTTGGTGGTGACTTATTTGTAAAAGATGATTTAGTATATGACGAAGTAACGGGTAGAAATATTAATATCAGTGGTGTTGCAACCATTGGTCAAACACTAGATGTCAATGGTAATCTAGATGTAGATGGTCATACAGAACTTGATAACTTAAATGTTTCCGGTGTTTCAACATTCCAAAGTCATGTTCATCTTGGAGATGATGATGAGCTAAGATTTGGCGCCAATAATGATTTTAAGATTTTTCATGACCCAGATGATGCTCGTATTGAGAACTCAAATGGTGATGTTAAGTTTAAGAATACTGGTAGTTATTTCTTCTTCGATGAGAATGGTGGAGAAACTTTAGCATCCTTTATTAACGATGGTGCCGTTAATCTGTTTTATGATGGTGGTAAGAAATTTGAAACTACACCCACCGGTGTAAACATTACAGATGATCTGAATGTCGCTGGTGTTTCTACATTTGCTGGTAATATTAACGCGAGTGGAAATATTGTTGGAGTCACTAGTCTTACAAGCATTTCAGGTATCAACTCTGTCACTGCAGTAACATACTTTGGTGATGGCTCACAACTTACCGGTTCTGGTGGTGGTACCCTTATTCAAGGTATATCCATTGAAGAAGAGGGATCAAATGTTGGTACAGCAGGGTCAATTAAGATCATCAACTTCAAAGGTCCAGGTGTAACTGCTGCTTCAGTAAACGCATTAAAAGTTGATGTTACAGTTGATACTGGAATCAATACAGCAGGAGGATCCAGTTTTAATAATCTAAATGTAACTGGTGTATCTACATTTGCGGGTAACATAAACGCAAATGCAGATATCAATGCAAATGGAAATATTGTTGGAGTCACTAGTCTTACAAGTATTTCAGGTATCAACTCTGTCACTGCAGTAACATACTTTGGTGATGGTTCTAATCTTTCTAACACTGGTGCAGTTTTAAGTGCCGCATCTGGAATTCAAAGACTGGTTGCTACTAGTCTAACTACGGGTGTTCTGACCGCTGCTGGAACTGACGCGGACTTGACATTTAATGCAACAACTAACCTGTTAAGTGCTGGTAAACTATCGATTGTAGGCATTTCTACATTAGCTGATGTCAATTCATCTGGTGTCATCACTGCAACAAGCTTCAGTGGAAGTGGTACAAATTTATCAGGTATTGTCACTTCGCTTGTAGCAGGTGCCAATATTTCTATAAGTAGTGCCACCGGTCAGGTCACTATTGCTGGTCTTGCCAATACTGCTAATGTAACAGCCAACACCTTGGTTGTATCAGGATTCTCTACATTAGCTAGTGCGTCTTTTAGTGGGAATGTTTCAATTGC